TTGGACTGTTTACAACTGTTGTGCCATTGCCAATTTGAGCATACACAATACCGGTGTTGTTAGTTCTAATACTATATGACACATCTTGTGACGCACCACCTGGATCAAATTTGCCTAATATCGTGCCAGCACTGCCTGTTTTAAATGCAGTGGTATTGAACCATGCTTCCATAGTCCAGTCACCTGCACCGGGTTCTAGTAGTGCGTTGTCAGCGATATTAACCTGACTACTAGTACCATTGTAAGTAAAGTACGGATCAGTGTAAGTGATGTTGCTCATTGTGCCGTTTAGGCCGTTACCGGAAATATCAAATAGTGTGGTGCCTGATCCTGGGTAACTGGTTGTTAAGTCGGGATTGTAGTAAGCAACCAAGTTAGTGGTCACCGCAGTATCAACTCTACCGCGTAGTGCGTTAAAGTTTTGCGTGATTTCATCAGCTGACAAGGCACGATTGTAGATCACTGCTGTGGCTATCTTACCATTGAAATATCTAATGTCAACTTCATCTCGACCAATTTTTATATCGTCTAGGATGGTGCTGGTATGATTAACGGTATTAGTGGCAGAGGTGATTCCACTGGATTGACACAGATATGCCGTCGCTGTGGTGCTGGTAACGGAAACTGCGATCATGCACCATGTCAAATCTGGTATGGTCAATCCACTATCCCAACTCCAGGTATTAACGGCATCGTTCCAGGTATATGAAATTTTATTAGTTGTACCAAAAAACGATATTCCGGTAGCAACCGATCCTCTAGAATATATGATACCGGCATAATTGGCTTGACTTCCGTTTCGTCTCATCCAAACTAAAAAAGTGGCTGCTGTTACTGTAGGTGATCCTAAACATTGAACGTAATCATTTGTTCCATCAAAAACCATAGAACCGCCATCTGCTCTGTTATAAGTTGGTCCACTTATTAATGTTCCATTACGACCATTACCACTTAAATCAGTCCAGGCTGTTCCTGTGCCAGGATAACTGGCGGTGTTGCCAGCATCTACATATAGTAACGCACCGTTACTGTTAAACGATGCGTCATATACATTTATATTCCTTAGAGTTATCCCTTGGATGATCATGATTGATCCATTAACTGATTGCGATCCAACCGTAACGCACAGTGACATTACCGCCACTGGTGTTGTTGAGGCCAAAGTCAAATCTATTGGTAGTTGCACTGGGAGCCGTATTGCTACGAACTATGGTGTTGGCAGTGCCTGTAAACTGATTGGGTATGCTGACAAAGTCAATGGGTGTGCCGCCCCCGTTGTAGACCCAGGCATACTGAGCACCCACAACAGGCACATTGGTATTGCTAACAGTAGCCATGGCGTTCCAAACCAAGATACCATTGGGGATATTGCAATCAACCCACAACTGATATGTGCCTGATGCTGGAACAGTGAAACTGTAGGTGTTGGTACCAGTGGTCACTGTCCAAGAGCCTGTGGTTTTTAAGGCAACTCCGGTTAGCCCTGAGCCGCTGCCACTTAGGGTACCTGTTGCTGTTATATTGCCGCCAACTGTAACACCAGTATTGGCCACTGTCATAGCAATTGCCGATGATGTTGTGCCGCCGGTAAAGAATTTAATAGTCTTGCCTGTGGTTGTTGTACCAATTGCTAGGTTACCACCACTTTGATTTGCATTGCTGGTGTTACCTTGTGCATAGATGTAGGAATCTGCGGCAAATACAATATTGCCCAGGCTATTACTTGGCGTAGTGTTATCGTATCCACTGTTGATAATACCTAGATCCAGAAAGTTAACTGTGTCACTGCCGTTATTGGCAGTCACAATATAATCTGCTGTGGCATCGTTACCACTGTTCTTGTTCTGCAGGGTCACCTGAGAATAATAATTAACATTGGCACTAAAACTAGCCACGGTGTTTGGTAAGAAGGTATTGGTCACACCAACAAACACATTGGCCGGAAGTGTAACATTGCCAGTATTATCAAACGTATATGAATAGTTACCAGCCACCAAGGTTACATTGCTACTTGTACCAACAATATTGCCAGCCGCACTCACTGTCACATTAGTTAGGCCCGCCCCATTACCAACAAAATTAGTTGCTATCACATTGGCTGTGGTTGTGATATTAGCTGATGTGCTGATTGAAGTTACAAAGTTTTGTAGGTTGGCAATTACATTGGCATTGGCATAACTACTGGTGCCATAGTTCAAGTTGGCATAGGTATAAAAACTGCCAATGTTGGCTGTGATAGCATTGATGCTGGTGGCCTGTGTGGCCGCATTGGAATACAATGTGCCAATATTGGCACCAATGTAGGCTTCAACGTTGGTGTTGCTGTATGTCCCAGTCACAGTGGACAGGATGTTTACACCATTGCCTTGGAATTTAAAATTCTCTGCACTGATGCTACTGAATCCAGAAATAACCGGAGCCGGACTTGATGCAAATCCAGCCACAATGCCCGAGCCCACCTTCAGGTATCCAGTTTCGGGTAATGTTAGGTTACCATTGGTGCCAAACTGCCAACTGTTTCGGCCTCCGATAACAATAATGAATGTGGCATCGGATGTGCCGCTTGTGACTGTTATAACATCGCCGTTGGTGTATCCTGTACCGGCAGTGGCTATAGCAATAGTACTGGCATATCCACCAGTCTCAGTGACATCTACAGTTAGTCCAGTTCCCGAGCCTCCTGTTGTGGCCAAGTTGGACCTGGGATTGACTTCCCAACTGCCAGTAGTGCTGTTGATAACAGCAACATTGGTTGGCACACCATTGGGAACCTTTATGCCCAATGCTTGGATGGTATCTATATTGCCAGTGGTGTCAAATGTCCAGGCCGCCTGAGCAGACAAATTTGCAGTGGTAGCTCGTATTTCTACGTTGCCGCCATCAACCAACTTGACATAGTGAAGGTCATTGCCAAGATACAGTTCAGTTGAGCCGCCACCTGCGGTCAAGTGTACATGATCACCGTCTCCTGCCGCAGTTGGATAAATCAACAATGCTTGATTAGCATTGGCACCGCCTGCCGGTGTGAGTCGAATAGCACCAGTGAGTCCGCCACCTTCTGAAATGACGCCGCCTGCAGGAAATGTTGTAGTACCATCTGTGCCAAAAGCCCAGGTGTATCCGTTCTTGGCAATGTTGCTGGCAATGTTGCCTGTGTATGTGGGCAAGTATTCAGCCACATTACTATTAGTATATGTACCACCAATTCCCGCCAATATACTTGTGCCGTTTGCATAGGTAAAACTATTTGCAGAAATAACGTTGGTACTAAAATTGTTGACGACTGTCAGGTTTCCTGCGCCAACATTGCTGGTAGTGCTGGCTGACAAGTATGCGGCCACATTGGTGTTGCTGTAGGTTCCGCTTGCGGCTGCAATGGCCAGATTGGCCGCTGTGATGTTGGCCTGTAGGCTCGTAATGGCATCTGCTTGTACACCAGCATTGGCAGTCAATGAGACGATAGCATCAGCTTGTACACCTGCGTTGGCTTGCCAAGCAGTATTGGCCGCAGTGATACTGCCGTACAGGCCAGCAACGTTGGCATTAGCCCAGATATAGTAGCCGCCCAGGTTGGCTTGTAATGTGTCTATTGCAGTGTTGGCGGCAGTTATGTTTGCAGTTATGTTGCCTAACCAAGTTACCATTACACCCGAGAAGTTGGCGTTGTTGCCCAATGCATTACCAATTTCCAATAGTGTATCTAGTGCTGTTGATGCTCCATTGGTTAGAGTACTGAGTTGAGTGTCAACATAACCTTTTACTGCTGTATTGGCTGTGATGATTGCGGCATTAGCACCAGCAATGGCATCTGCTTGTACTCCGGCATTGGCGGTTAGTGATGTAATAGCATCTGCTTGTACTCCGGCATTGGCAACCAAAGTAGCAATATTTGCAGACTGTATACCTGCATTGGACCATAGATTTGTGATTTGTAGATTAGCGGCTGTTACATTGGCGTCAATACCCGTGATGACATTGCTTGTTGTCAAGTAACTGGCCACATTGGAATTGCCAAAGTTACTGGTACCAAATGTGGTATTGGCATAAGTTTGAAATGCACTTAAATTTGCACCAAGATTGGCTGTTGTGGTGTTGGCATAAGTCTGGAATGCACTTAAATTTGCACTGAGGTTGGCAGTTGTGGTCTGTAGGTTGGCAATGTTTCCGGATAACTGATTAAATCCAGTTAGTGTGGACAGTACTGCCATACCGCCGGCTGTTACACCGTCCTGAACTCGAACTGTTTGTAATCCTGTGTCGACCAATAGCTCACCCAAGGGACCTATATAGTTTCCGGCCGCGGCTGTATTGCCACGTTTCATCAAGATCTGTGATATTCTGATATTGGCCATATTACAGTGATCCGCCGTCTAGTGTGTATGTGTCTGATTCTGCAGGTGGTGTTGAGTTGGCATAGTAAGCTGGGAGAATCTCCAAATCTAAAGGAACACCGTAGTTGTCATCAATGTATACCGGACGAGTAACATCTGTGCTGGTAACTGTTGAACTAAACGCCAATTTGTAAAATCTTTGCTCTAATCCGTTGATTGTGTTGGCGTCAAATGTAAAAGTACCCTGTCCCAACTGTATGTTTCCGCCCACATTGGCATTGAAGTTAACAGCGTAGCTCTTTACTGTGAGCAAGTTAACCGGATCTTGTATGCTGGCAGTTACACTACTGCCAGTGAGATTGACCTTCTTCTGGTCTTGGTTCTTAACTACAACTTGTATGGGATTGTCTACACCTTGGTAAACTTTGATTGGGCGGCTGTACACGGTTCTATTCCTCACGGTGAATATTGCTGGGTCCATAATTTGAACCTCCGCAATTTGGTTTACTAAATATAGTTTGATAGTCTGCATTTTTTAGGCAATCTTTAACATATTTATAGCAAAAGTGGAAATAGATATTAAGGCATTATTAGCACAGTACCCGTATTTGACTTACATAGTTTATGGAGGAAACGACTATGTAGGCATTGTGCAAAATGCCGACGAACAAATCACCACCATTTATGACTACGGTATCCTGCGTACCACCGAACAAAAAGCATATTTCCTAGAGCTAGGCGAGCAGTGGTGGTGGGAAAGCAACAGAATAATCCCAATCAATGTGTTTCTAAAACAAGATTGGGCCATTTTCAAGTTCTGTGTTAGAACCATGAACAGCAAAGATGTGGAAATCAAGTACGGCCCGCAGACCAGCCTGAAAGAAATGGCCATGAAGCGTAGCAAGCGTCGTTCAATTACCTTGGTGCGTAAAACCAGTTAACTGTATTGGTAGCTGATGCCTTCGACAATCAAGTTGATGTGTACCGCCACCAGGTGTGCGTAGGCCACAGCATGAGCCTTTTTAAACACATACCCGTCTTCTGTGGCCGTCCATATGGTTTCGGCCACTTTGTCCCAAGGCAGTCCAATTAGATTCCTTTTACCCGGGCGGATAATGGCCAGAAACATGGCCAGTCTGGGAATTGTGTTCACAGGCTCGGGCATTTTCATCAGTGTGTCGTAGTGATTGCCGATGTGTATCAGCAGACTACAAAAATCTCTGTCTTGTAACAAGTCCCATACAGGTTCTTGCGCCATCAATGCTGTAAGATGTTGCTCGTTTCTAATCTGCGTGTACAACGACACATTCAAAAAGTCTAGTTTTGTGTATCCACGGTCTTCGGCCACTTTGTAATCAATGCTGGCAATGCCTGTGAATGGATCTGTGGGAATGTCTGTTGCATACACACCAGTGTTGTGCCGGATCAAAGAACCATCACGCATGATGCCTGCAGGATGATACCGTAACAGATTCAACGCCTGTGTGCGATCTGCGAAATCAATATCAATGTCTGACTTAAATTTCATTTAATTTGTTCTCTAATAGATACTCAGCAAAGTCTAGATGTGCCGGTTCTGCATGATGTCCATAAATTCCAAATTGGTCCGAATCGTAGGGAATATATCCTTTGATTATACTACAGTACTTAGAAAAACTAAAATCAAATATGTCCAGTACATTAGGGTCTGATTGCACTTGTTTGTAAAAACTACTGATAAATGGTGTAGTAAAGTCCGAAGATTTGAGAGACTGTGAGCCTTGCCAAATCAAATATTTTATATCATTGTTTTTAAAAAACGCAGTTAATAAAATTATATCTACAAACAAGTTGGTATTGGCCGCTTCATCATTGTGGGTTTCGATATGTGCTCGTTGTAGTCGTTTTGCCGATTCGGGAACAACTGATCCGGGTTGGAAACTTGTAAAGTGCCCGTCATTGTTGGTTGCAATATCTCCCCAATATTCAGATCTATTGATATCACCCAATCCAATAATTGCAGTAATATCTGTATTTTGTTTTTTCAGGGATAACAAATCTCTTATAGTGGTTCTAACAATTCTACGGTTACAACTACCCCTTACCCCACTGTTGATCGCTTGGGTTGCATTTAGTGCAGATCCAATAAAGTCTACGTATGTTTTTCCGGTACTACATACACCATAACTATCGCTATTGGCATATAAAATCATAGTCCTGCCTCTGCCAGTACTGCCTTGGTCCACTCAGTATCTGCCATATGGTCCACGAATTTGCGTTGCCAATAGTCCGGATCTATATAGGCAATGATCATTGCTACTTGGTCTTCCATGAGTTGATCAAGAAACGCCACGCCGCTGGCACAATTGAATACAATCCAAGGACTAATGCGACCGGTAACAATATGATGGCAAATACGATTACCATTACCATATCGAAAATAGTCATTAAATCCGTTTTTAAGCTCTGAGTGGTCATCGGCATAGTCTTGCATTTCCTTCAATGCCCGCTCTAAGGCATCTTGCACTGCTTCTCGTTTGAGATATTCTGGAAGCCACTCTGTATATAGTCGATCACTGCACCAATTATCTAACTTCTTATTATTCTTCAACAGCCAATCGCAGAAATTAATAAAGTTTATACAGCGAATGCCAACACAATAGCGACCAAACTTTACAAATGCATTGTAGTATGGACTGGTCGCAAAGTCATCGTATGTTTTCAACTTGGCACTGCCCTGTGCATATTCGTAAAATCGCAAGTATGCTCTAAGACCAAACTGTACACCAGTTTCCTTTTCCTGTTGCCATCTGCGTTTTTGCTCACACAGATGCACAGTTAATGTGCTTTCTTTGCGAAATTCTTTTTCGCAATAGCGACATTTATAGATCTGATTTAATTCGCTTGTCATCCCATCCATGTGCTCGTGCCAACTGTTTGAGGTCATCTGTGGAATTCAATTCCACCATTAATTGTATTTCATCCGACTTGGCTGTGGGGTATATTTCGCGCAGGAACCGGCTGGCTTTGTTTGTGTTTTCTTTTTTATTCCCGGCTAACCATTTGTGATATTGCTTGCCTATGCCTGGACTAACTGTGGTGGCCAACAACCAGTGTAATTTTTTATGTTGTGTAGTACTGATGTCAAAGAAGTGTTTGTTTATTCGCTCATTGGCACTGATCAAGTAGTAGGCCTGTAGATCTGCATCACCTTCTACTGTTGCACCCCACCGAATCATCAAGAAAGGACTAAACTTTTTCTTTTCATCTTCTGTTAAGTCGTCGTAAAAGTCGCGGTTCTTCCTATCGAACTGCAACATTTCGTTTGAGATGGCCAGTTTATCCATTGTCTTTGATCAAGTGATAGGTTGCAATCACACGATCTACTTCTTCTTGTAGTGTAGCATTGGTTCGTGCCAGGCGCCTGATTTCGCCCCACATCTGGTCTTCCTGAATATGGTCACGCAGGGGTCTACCATCAGGAGTTCGGCTATCGTAGTCCCAACTTACCGGTGTACGAGTAGATGGATCTGCACCAGACTCTCTAGAATACACAATACCATCGGCTCGTTCGTATACGAGTGTCACACCTTCTTTAAGTCGTCCCATAACATCTCCTTACCAACATTTACTGTAGTTTACTACTTCACTTTGCCTTGATATGTCTTTGACAAAGTAAGCACACAAGGGCTTGTCTGCATTTTCTTCTAGTGGTATGGCCAACATCTGTCCAGGCTTTAGTTTTGGAAAGTACCATTTGACATCCTGATAGATGTCTACAATCTCAACTGGTTTAAATTCCGGCCTAAAACTACTCATTGGGTTAAAACAAAACACACTAAAGCCACGATCATTGATACTGGTCAGCGGAACAACTTCTAAATCGCCCAGGTCAGGCTCACCTATTAGTAATTGCCAATCCACCGGCATCTTAATAATGCTGTCGCCAATCTTTAACACCAGTGCAGGGCTATTGAAACTCTCTAAAAAGATCAGGGGAATGTAAAAGTAATCAGGTTCCTTGGGGTCGCTGTTGTCAAGTACACAAAATCTCAGATCCTCAACTTCGTCTGGGATTTCATTCATTTCAAAACTGCGATTGTCTAAGGTCAATATTCTCATAAGTTAAGTTCTTTGTTAAATGTATTATAATATAATGTATTAGTACTAGTCAACCATTTAGAGTGCAATGTCTGAATAGACAGGTTGCCGCTTGCGCCCGAGAAAAATACACAACAACCGACTCTACTGCCATTCTGCTTTCTCTGTAGAGAAGGGATAACTGGCTTCTCGATAAAAAGCCTTGCGTTTGGTCAAATGTCTCTTGGCAAATTTACATGTACTGGTGATATCCCAGATCTGGACGAAGTCTTTGTCTTCGGCTTTCCTAATACCTCGCCCAATTGATTGTATAACCCTAACAAAGCTCTTTCCGGGCTCCACAAGAACCAAATTAAAAATCCTAGGGATATTAATACCCACAGCGGCCACACCGTAAGTCGCCACAATAATCTTGTCATCGCTAATCGCAACATCATCGTACTCCTGTTTTCGATTCTTTGCTTTGGTTGATCCACTAACAAATACTGCTCTATCACCCAGGCGCTCCGTCAACATCTGCCCGGTGGCAATACGGTCTACCAACACTAGAGTATTGCCTGTTTCGTTTACACCGGTAACCAACCGGCTCATGTAGTCTAGTCGACCTTCTGTTTCAGTCAAATACTTGAGCTCGTCTTGATATTCTCGGTACTCCACATGGTCTACCAACTGCACAATATTAACATGACAGTTGGCAAGATGGCCGGCTTGTTGTAGTTCGCTGGCACTGAGCCGGCCCACAACAGGACCTAGACTGCAAAAGATACTGACCTTTTCAAAGTCCTCTTTGGGAATAGTTCCTGTTAGTCCCCAACGAATTGGCACATGTGCAAACACCCCAGTCAATAAAGTCTTTAGTGCATCTGCTTTAGCCATGTGTACTTCGTCAACCATGATACAAACCACACCTTCAATAAACTCACCTATAGTAACTTCTGCTTCGTAATTCTTTGTATTCTTTAACAAGATGTTTAGACTCTGCCAAGTACAGATGGTATGTGTTTTGCCAAACTCCTTGCGGTCTCCAAAGTAAACACCCACATCTAACCCCAAGTTCTTATAATCATCTTCTGTTTGTGTTACTAGACTTTTGTTGGGTACAATAATGATACTGCGGCCATAGGCTTCGATGCTCCGACTCAGTGCGGCAGTCATAATGGTCTTACCTGCACCTGTGGCCACTTCCTGTACGCATTGAGGATTCTCTAGGAACCTGTTTAAGATCTCAACCTGGTAGTCACGTAACATGATAGGTTCGCCTTCAGCAGTATGTCCTTTGGGCCAAGGTGTGTCAGCAAAAGTATCCTCGGCAACTGGGGCCAAATCAAACTTGGTTGAGTATGTGCGTAGGTCTTCAACTTCAATGTCATAGCCCTCGCTGTCAAGGAATGGGATGATCTCGGGCAACAAGTTAATGTAAGTACTGCCACCTAATTGTGCAAACGCAACTTTACCATCCCACCGGCCTAATCGCACACTTGGTTGATAACGGGCACCAGGAATTTCGTACTTGAATTTATCTACCAGTTTCTTCCTAGTACTTAATTCTAAGCCTTCAATTTTGACATTAACTTCATCACGAATTATGAGTTTAGCCTGCAAGTTTCTTTACCTCGTTAGTCTTTCTATTATACACTTCAGATGCACAATATACAATCTTTTCGGCTTGCTGTAGCATGATCTCTTTCTGGCCGCCGTATATCATACCTGCTGTACTTATCAATAACGGAATTGTTGTATTAACCGGTTTAGTTATGTAGACCACTTTGGTCTTGCTATTGATTGCGTCTAAAACCGCGTTGTGTTTAACTTCAACAAGTTCTTCCTCAGCAAACATCAATTTAACTTTGTTTAATAGTTTATAACTTAAATCAGGTTCATAGATATACACAGGTAACCGATCACAAGTAATAGCGTAGTCAATTATACTAGCAAAATTATCATCTGCTAACATTGTATTGGGATCTAGTTTGAGTTCTCTGTTGGTTAGTAAATGTGTAAACCTGTAACCATATTCCTGTGCCAATGCTGTTTCAAGATCAGGATGCAATGTATAACCCAATATACTGCTATAGTCTGCTAGTTGTAATAAATTATTGAATGTCAACTCACCTATGTATGTTGAAATATATTCAGTCAAGGACTCTGGCGCATTACATAACTGTAACTGATTGTCACTTACACTCAATTCAATTTGGTATTGGGTTGTTTCTGCGGCTAATAACAATTCGACTAGGTCTTGCACACTTGACACAATTTCAAATTTGTTGATGCTGGCAAAGGTGGCGGTCCAAGTTAAGTTGTACTCTGTTAATGCTACTTTCCATACCTTGTCGTCCGGACTCCATCGACACGAACCTTGGCTTTCTTTACCAAAAGTTCTTAGTTGGTCAATTAGATTAGTTTGGTATGGAAACTTTAACCATAACACATTATCGACGATGGTCAGACTACAACTGTAATCCATTGCTCTCAACGGGTGTCGAAAGATTGGAGTTTCCATTGGAGTAACATCAACACCTTTTTGTGCTAATTGTCTACGATAAGTTAATACTATTTTTTGTGCAAGGGTAGCCTGGCGTTCGGTTAATGCTGTTCCGGTCATGACCTGTTCGCACATCTTGTTCACTACACTTACATCATATCGTGCCAAACTAATTAAAGGCTCGTTCAGCCAACCACCCACAAGTTTACCCGTAGCAGGATCACGCTCGCCGGCTATTACTTCAATGTAATCTTCGATGGTTGCAAATTGATTCATATTGTTTATTGTAGCATAGTATTTACAGAATCACAAATGAAAAAGCCCCGAATGTTTCCACTCGGGGCTAAGACTACAGACAAGGAGCCATCCAAATTCTGTAGTCTTTAAACTAACCAACCGCCTCGTATAATTTCAGCGACCAGTATTACAACCATTGCTATTGCGGTATTCATTTTCTTTCTACCCTATAACCTTCTGACCGATACATGTCAGCTTCCTCGGCAATGCAATCAAACAAATACAAATCACCTTCAAATACTCGATACATATTAAACCGCCTTCATGCAAGTAACACGAGCCATTTCTTTCCAACGCAATGGAAAGCTCTTACGCAAGTCAGCAATCTTAATTGCCATACGCAAGCTCATCTCACGCATGTTATTGGCGTTCTCTGTCAAGAACTCAATAATGTCGTCTTGTTCACATTGTTCAAACTCGTAGTCTACAAACAAAGCGCCATCTTGTGCAATCTGTTTGATACGCAGGATCTTGTCACGCATGGTGTCCAAGGTCAAGTCAAGATAATGACAACGACTCTGCAATGCATCCAGGTGATCACGCAATTTTTGCGATTTCATCTTGTCAAACTTCAAGTTGGTAATAAAGATCACACTACCTTTGAACTCAAAACTGTCTGGAATGCCTTCGCGGCGCAGAGTGCTACTCTCCGACAACCATGAAATCTTGCGTTTCTTGCCTGAGTCCAATGCACCTTTCAACAGGTTCAAACACACATCATCAAGCAGGATGCTATCACAGTCATCAAACACCAATACGCAATTAGGATCTGAATATTTGTACAAGGCTTGATACAGGCCAATTGGGGTTGCACTACCTTTGACAACTTCTGCACGGAGACGCTTGCCGGCAATCTGATCAAACAAACATGCCTTTTCAACAATTTGTTCAACACCGTAGCTCTTGCCCACTCCAGGAGGCCCGGATACAATCATAGCACGGATGTCGCCGTTGGTTGCGGCCTTGGTCATCTCGTCTAAGATTTCAAAGCGCTCGCGAATACGAGCAATAATTTGTTCGTCTGTTTCGCCGGACTCTCGTGCAGTCTGCTCAACTTCTACTACACTGGTGTCACCTTCTGCGACAAATTCATAAGCAGATACAGCATCTACTTTGATACGCAATTCTTCTGGCATACCAGGAAACGCTCCATTGTTTTTAACAGTCACATAGCCGCCTTTGGCGCCCGAACGGAACTGCTGAACTAGTTCAAAAACCATACCGGAAACATCTGAGTTACGATATGCACCTACTTTAATGCGAACAAATGTGTTAGACAATTTTGGCTCCTTTTTAAACACAATACAAGTATTATATATTAGATTTCTTTTCTGCACAACCGGTGTTGTTATTCTGCAACAGGGGCAAACAACTGACGACCCTGTGCTGTAAACACACGATAGGCCTGCATGGTTTTGTTGCTGTAAACCATGGATCCTTCTTTTTGTATGTCTTGCAACGTTTCTAGCAGACCCAAACCCAAAAATTCTGCTTCTTTTTGCAGTTGGGCGATTGCTGTAGTTATTTCCATTTCTGACTCCTTTTTAGCTTCAATACATGTATTGTATATTAGATGCCATTTCGGGTCAAATTCTGGACAAAAAAATGTGGCTAAAAAGCCACAAAAAGTAGTACTTTTTAGTAGTACACAAGTACTACTTTTTGTAGGTTTAAAAAGTACTACTTTTATTGAAGTAACATAAAATCACTCCAATAACTTTTACAAGCAAATGCAAAACTACGGGAATTGATATCCACAGGTTGAAATTTTGTGACTTCGGGTTTGTGTTTAAAGTTCAATTCTCCGCTGTCGTAAAAATGGGCTTTGCCTACCAGACGATGGGTTTTTTCTTTGCAATTGAAATGTTCTACAGTGAATGTCATGGGTCCATTAGACCAATATTGTTCAACCCTGGCACCCACAACGTTATTATCCAATACTCTTGCATATGAATGTTCTATGTGGTCAGGCATTTGGTATAAAGTAGTCCACTCTTCGGCACTGGCCAAAGTGGATAATACCAAAGTTAGTATTCCAAGGATTTGTTTTAGCATTGTATCTATTATAGAATAGAATACCGTTTCAGTCAACAGTTTCGGATTTATATTGTCTACGAAGCCACCATTTATATTTGCTGAAATATTCAGCACTTAGGTACTGGGGGCTGTGCCCGGTCCAGGCTTCCACTTCCGCACAATGTTCATACCATTTTTCAGTACACCATCTGCGGAAGTTCATGTTAGACCTTTCTAACTAGATTGAGATAAGATGGTTGTTGATTGTTAACAAACTCAGGCCATATCTCATCAAGTTCAGCAATGGTTGCTGGCTTGTAAATTCGAATATTGGGCAAGCTGGCCAACACAGCTTCATCATCGTGGGCCCAATGGCTGATACCATCGTGTTCGTAGTCTCGATCTCGACCCGAACCAATCAATTTGACTGCGGTACCTTCATGGTTCAAGTAATTGCGTAAAAACTCAAATGGACGATACAAGACAAAACTGCTCATGCTGTAACAGAAAGGTATTAGTCCTTCGTTGGCCATACCAACAGCCGCACCAATCATGAGTTGTTCTGCGGCTCCCACATTGTGGCTGCGGTCAGGATACGACTCGCGTACCGAGTCCAACACCCCATAACCTAGGTCAGCTGTGATTAATCTAACAGCAGGATTAATGGCCATTTCGGCATGTAGTAATTTAGCAAAGTGTCGTCTCATAGTCTTCCTGATTCATTACATAGTAGTGGCTTTGCAAGCCTTGTACAAAAGGTAGTTTGGTTGGCTCGCTTTCGCGAATATTGACGGTGGGCAAGAATGCCTGTAATCGTTGTTTAAGGTAAGTGGTGTTGATCATGTCATATGCACCCATGCCGTTGATGTTGACATAGACATGTAGGTTATGCAATCTGGCTTCGTGTATATAACGCAACGATTCCCATATTGAACCTTCTGCACATTCACCATCACTAATCATACAGTACACATTCCGGTCAGGAGTTGCCATGGCATGTCCCACTGCTATAGGTAGCCCAGATCCAAGACTGCCTGTGCTACAATGCAAATGATTAGGCAGGTCCCTACTAGGATGAATACCGTGTTTGTGTAATAGTGCCACTGGGTCGATTCCATATAGTTCCTCTAGTTTACAATACAGTGCTAGTCCGGCGTGTCCGTTGCTGAGAATAAAAACTTCATCATCTCGTTTGACTGCAAAGATTTCATCGATGATAGGAGCCGCACTTAGGCAACTGCTGAGGTGGCTCATACGCTCTTGGTATGTTATTTCAATTATTCGTTGTTCCAATTTGGTCATTGCATACTCCGTATCTGGATAGATGCCGTGGCACCGTCGGCACCAATTTGAGTTGCATTACTGCCGCCCCGGTACATAAATTCTTTAAAAGCTCTGGCAACATCGGGTACATCAATATCGTCAAATATAACAACACCGCCGTGCTTGCCCAGTAGGTCTACTGCCAATAATGCATCGTTGACTACAAAATCATAATGATGGTTACCGTCAATCAACACTACACCAATGTCAAGTTGGTGTGCGTACTCTGGCGTGAGTTCTGTGCGAAATTGATTGCTGGTCATAACATGTAGATAAGCATTAGACAAATCTTTGATATGCTCTAGTGTAGATTGATGTTGGTTTGACAATGCATCACCGCGGGCTTGACCACTAGACGCTACAGTATGACCATCTTCGATAAACGGGTCTATTGCATGACAACTGCGTGTTGGGTAGTCTTTGGCTACTTGTGCAAAGCCGGCACCATTGAATACACCAATTTCTAAATAATTGCCAACAACAGTTTTCATAGCTTGAGACACCAAGTTGTATGCGTGACTGCTTAAAATATGATTGTTTGCAGACATTATTGTTTCCATGCAAAGATTTGGTCATGGATAACGGACTCCACTGAGTAGCCGGCACCCGTAAGGATCACCATCAAGTCTTGTCTGTTTTGTTCTAAGTTGCCGGGCCATGCTGACTCTGCTGTGTTGGTTTGATGCACTTCAATAAACCAACTGCCAATTTTGTCTTTGACTGGCTCTAGTGTAGCGGCAGTGATGGCACGGATTTCTGAACCCTCAATGTCGCACTTGACAAAGTCCACCCAGTCAAGTCCTTGTTCTTGTAAAACAGTGGCCAGTGTGCGAGCTTGTACAGTTACCCGTGTGTTAGATTCGTTCACAATAGAATTGATAGTGGGGTTGTCGTTGACATAAAAATCAATTTCGCCATCGGCATCACTTAGTGCCACGGCCACTGGTGTAATATGGTCGACGCCTTGTGTTAGTTTTTGCAAAATGCCAAATGTGTTGGGAGTTGGTTCTAGCGCAACGATCTTGTCTGCACAGTCGTGTGCATACAAACTAAACAGGCCAATATTGGCACCAATGTCTAATATAACCAAATTATCGTGCTCGCTTAATACAGGATCATACAAACGATCCGTGTTGATTTGGTTCAGAATAACATCAGTCATTGTTTCGTTGGGTCGTGAAAACCAATCAACAACTTCTGCGTCTTCTGTGTCAATGTCAAAGTTGTTTTGTTTGGCCGTTTTAATTGTTTTAATCATTTAATTTCCTAATCATATCTTCAATGCCTTGTTCTAGACTGTATTCTGCTTGAAAGCCGTATTCTGTTTCTGCGTATCCTGTGTCGCAACACCAGAACTTGGTATCATGTGGTCGATAAAAATGATCATGATACTCGACCGGAGCACGACGCCCTGTTACTCGTTCCCACGCTTCAAGTACTTGTAAGTTTGTTGACTGTTGTCCCGATCCAAAGTTGATGATTTCTCCCTTGGGCCACTGCTTATTTAATGCCAGTTCGATTCCGCGTACAAAATCTGCGATGTAGATAAAGTCATGCACACCTGCATATAACTTCATCGGAGCATCGGCAAAGAACGCACGATATAAGGTAGGAAACAGTCTGTGCGGGCGCTCGTTGGCACCATAACCACTGTATATACGAGCCACTAGAACCTGTAGATCAAAATGCCTGCTGTAGCCTTGGCACAACAGGGTAGCCGCTCCCTTGGTTGCTTCGTAGGCATTTTGTGG